ACATGGCCCTCGCTTCCGATGCCCATGAACGGCGAAAGCACGATGTCGCCCGGGTTCGTCCATAGCACGATGCCGCGCCTGATGACCTCAAGCTGAAGCGGGCAGATGTGGCGCTCGTCGTCGTGTTCGCGGGCGCTGGTGTATTGCAGGGTGTCGGATGGGTTGATGTCCATCCACACCGGGCTGGCAACCTTCTGCCAGACCTCGACCGGATACTCCTGCGGCGTGTGCGTCACGCGCTCGGACTCACCGGGAGCGCGGACGGTGATGAGGTAGTCGGGGATGCCCTGTCGGCACATGGCCGAGTTCTCGCGCACGCTCTTGTGCAGCAGCCCGAGCGCCTTGGTGCGCTGCATCGCCGTCACCGGGTCTTTCCAGATCGTCACGCGCGAGTGGAAGATGAAGCCGTGCCGCTCGAATGCGCGCAGCAGGTTGCCGGGGAAGTCCTTCAGACCGATGACGCCATCGCGTTCCTTGCTGCTGGGCATGTCCATGCAGTGGAAGCTGACATTCCGGCCTGGCTTCATGACGCGCCGCAGTTGCGCGATCAGGAAATCGAAGTGCGCGAAGAATTCGGCATCGTCGCGCACGTTGCCCATGTCGCGCGGGCTATTGCTGTAGGTGTAGAGGCTGGCGAAAGGCGGGCTGAAGATGCTGTAGCCAATGCAGGCATCGGGCAAACCGCTCAGCGCCTCCACGCAGTCGCCGTGGATGGCTGTGTAGCGATCGGTGACGACTTGATCAATGCAGTTCATGCGGCCCTCATCAGGAAGTCAGGAATTGCGACGCGCTGCGCGGCGTCGTGTGCGTTGGTGTGGCGCGTCGATCCGACGACTTCGGCCATCACGGCGTCGTGCGTCTCGGCACTCAGGCTTTCGGCCATCTCCTTGGCGTCGCGCTCCTTGCGCTTCAGATTCGCGACGACCGCGCCCTCCGCTGAACTGGCGAAGACGTGCACATGCACGTCACGCTTCTGGCCGAAGCGCCAGCAGCGGCGCACAGCTTGGTAGTACGACTCGAAGCTGTCAGTGACGCCGACGAAGGCCATGCGTGCGGCGTGCTGCCAATTGAGGCCGAACCCGCATATCGAGGCTTTGGTGACGAGCACCCTGAACTTGCCGTCCGCAAAGTCCTGAAGACGCTGCTCCTTCACCTCGACAGAATCGGCGCCTGCGATCTGCACAGCGCCGTCAATGGCCTTAGCCAGAGCATCGCCTTCCGCGTTCAGGTCGCACCAGACCACCCACGGCTGCTTGTCGGCGTTGACGATGGCAGCGCACTCCGCTACCCGGTCATCGATCGACAGCCGGCGCGCATCGCGGCGCTCGCTCAGAGTCTGCGCTTCCATCGCGAACAGCATGCCGTTCGACGGCATCTGCGTCTTGACCGTGTGCTCGTGTAGGTGCAGCGGCGGCAGCGCGTATGCCGAGTCATCGAAGCCGAGATCGGACGGCCGGCGCACCAGCGCGCCCCACTGGCAGACCCACCGCCAGAACAACTGCCGCGCGTGGCCCTTCAGGCGCCACACTGACGTGTCGCCGCCGTCATGCGTGAAGAACTCGGCCAGCATCTCCTGCCGCGTGCAGATGCCGAGAAACTGCGCATGCGTGCCCAGTTCTGTCCAGTCGTTCGGCGCAGGCGTGGCGGTGGTGCAGAGCTTGAACGGCGTGTCCTTGAATGCGTCGAGCAACGTCTGCAGCGTCTTGGCGTCGTGGTGCTTGATGCAGCTCGACTCGTCAAGCACCACTGCACCGAACGCTTCTGGGTCGAAGCGATGCAGCCGGTCATAGTTCGTGATGACGATGCCGCACCCGGGCACCTCTGCGCCATCGCGGCAGTGTGTCGCCTCGATGCCGATGGCGCGGCCCTCTTGCTCCGTCTGTGCCGCAACAGCCAGCGGCGCGAGGATCAGCACCGGCCGCTTGGTGTGCCGGCGCACGGCGTCCGCCCACGCCAGCTGCATGCGCGACTTGCCCAGGCCGGTGTCAGCGAAGATCGCCGCGCGCCCGCGACGCAATGCCCACGAAGTCAGCGCAGACTGATGCGGAAACAGGGTGGACGGGACAGAGAAGCCCGACGCGATGCCGGTCGGCTTCACGCTTGACAGCTTGCGCCGCACGAAGTGTTCGTAGTCGCTCACCACTCCCCTCCCTGCGCCACGGTGGGGGCGCTCATGCTGCGTGCCTCGCTGCGTAGATCGCGTCGACGTAGTTCAGCACCAACGAACGCGATCCGATACCGCTGATACTTGGAGCGGTGCTCTTCTTCGCAGTAGCGGCGGAATGCAGCTTCGTGCAGTTCGCCGGGCAGCATGTCGATGTCGGTTCCAATCAGTCCGCCCTTCCACGAACCCTTCTCGGGGCCGACCTCTTCGCTGAATTCGATGTCGAGAGAGCGGCGGACCTTCGGCGTGCGGAACAGCGACAGCCACTTGAACCATCCTTCGCCAAAGCGCCATTCGCGCTCTTCGATAAAGGTCGTTGCCGTGATGCGCTTGCCGTCGCAGTCCTCAATCAGGAATCGCGCCTTCGGCACGGCGTCACGTTGACGCTGCTGCTCTTCCCAAGCGCCACCATGCGGAACTTGACGCCCGGTCGGCTCGGTCCAGAAGTGATCGCCATGAAGGTCGTATAGGCTGCGCCGCACGAATCTCCATTGCGTCCACGGCAGATGCTTGCACCAGTTCTGGTCGCGCGAACTGTCTCCCGGTTGGATGCCGTAGAACACCTGCAGGAATCCCTCGTGCAGGCTGAATCCATACTCGCGCGCCTCTTCGTCCCAGTACCAGTTCCGACATAATCTGGCCACGGTTGCGGCGTCCCACCCGGCAATCACCTTGCGCCGCCACGGCTTCACCAGCGTAGGCATGCGAAGTCGAGCAACCCAGCCAAAGGCGTAGCCGGTGATCGAATTGAACTTGTCTCCGTCATCACCACCGCCAGTGCTGAATACCAGTCGCAGCGGACTCCAAGACGACTTCGCGTAGGTGATCGGCCCCCAATGCCGATCGTCGTTGGTCAAGCGCGACATGCGTTCTCCTGCTGTTGCGCCGGCTCATCGGGGAGCGCGCGGATGGCGTGTGCTGCCTCGATGGACGGTCGAAACTGATAAGGCGGCGTGACATCGCACACCTTCGCAGCCCTCTCCCGCTCGGATCGGCCGTAGGAGAGGATCGCGGCGCGCAGGCTTTCGTCTCCGAAAGCTGGCGTGCGCGCGATGCTCAGCAGTTCGGAAGCGGTCATGCGGCACCTCGCAGCGCAGGCAGCGCAATCGCAAGCTCGGCCAGCAGCCGCTCGGCATTGGTCAACACGCGCGCATGCCGCGCTTCGTTGATGGTGCCGGTTACCCTCGTCCGGCGCTGCGTCGATGCAGCGGGTGCCTCTACATTCCGAGGAGGAAGGCGACCCGGGGAGTCCGCAACTTGTGCCACCCAGCAGCCGCCACTCAGGGCGAGTTGTTCGTGGCCGTCTCTCCGACATGTCAAGCCGATGTGCTGCCTTCTGGACCCTGGCTTTCTCACTCCGCGATTACCGCCATGCAGCTTGCGCCGGCCTACTCCCTGGGCGGGTTGCGCCGGATTCGTGTCCATGCCCCGAGGGGCTGCCCAGCCGAAAAATTCAGTGGTGTGATTGAGAGAAGCGCCCAGCCGACCGAAGCCGGCCGGGCGAAGGCTTCCGGCGCGTTGGGGAGTGCGCCACTGGTTAGGCCAGCACCGGGGAAGCCGGAGACAACTTGTCGCCATCGCTCAGGCCTTCGCGGGCTCGGGGCTCGTTCCGATCATTTCCGGCGGCAAGTGCTTGCGCGCCAGCGCGGCCAGTACGCGGTTCTCGATGTCCTTCGTCAGCTCGGCAGGCCACTGCGAGACCGCCGACGTTGTGACACCGCACGCGGCCGCCGCTGAAGTGACAGTCCCACCGAGGAGATCGATTGCACGCTGCTTGTCCATCGGCCTATGTTAGCAGGCTAATGGGATATTGCAAGCCCGCTAACGAGGTGCGCCTGGACACCCCCTCGATTGGGGGGGTGCGCAGAAAATCACGTTAGCACGCTTGACACCAGACATTAGCCGGCTAACAATGCTCCACATCGGCCAGCGCACAGGGCGCAGGCAAGGAGAGACAAATGAACAAGCCCAACTTCTTCCGCGCATGCAAGACCGCAGCGGCGGCTGCCTCTTGGGGCTGCTTCAACTGCAGCGCCAAGCTGGACGCGAAGCAGGTTGTCGATGCCGGCTACCCACCGGGGCGCGGCAAGTATTCGATTCGCTGCTGCGCGTGCGGCATGTCCACCTTCTTTGACTTGAAGGTGGCCGCATGAGCACTTGGCGCATCGTCATGGTTCAAGAAACCGGCGAGCGCGTCGCGTATGGCGACCGCTCGTTGCAAAGCGCTGACGCGGCCTGCGCGTACATAGACCGAGTTGACCTTGACAGCCTGTACCCGGAATGTCGGTTCTACGTCGAAACCGACATTCTTGATGCCCGCGCGCTGCATCTGGATATGTGCGCCTCGCAAGACGACACGATGTCCAAGCATCCGGCGTGCGATTGCGGCGCCGCAACCTGGACCCAATCATGACCACCTCCCCCACCAAAGCGGGCGCGCATACGCCGGGGCCTTGGGTCGTCAAGTTCCGCAACGACCATTCCGCCTATATCAGCATGGGGGACCCTGTTAAGGGGCCGGCGGCATGAAGATCGTCATCAAGCATCGCTACACCGGCGTCGTGCTGTTCGAGCACGAAGCGACCGACGAGCAGCAGGCCAGCGGCATTGCCATGCGGGTCGCTCTCGAGGCGGCCTGCAAGGCTTGCGCGGACCTGCGCAGCGCGGACCTGCGCAGCGCGGACCTGTGCGGCGCGGACCTGCGCGGCG